ATCTACCGGTCGACGATTGGACGGAGGACGAAGCCCGTGCGTTCTGCGAAGAACACGACGGCATTAAATTCGAGCCAGCAACGGGCGAGGACGAAGACGTCCCCGATGACGAAGACGCCCCGGATGACGACGACGCGACGGACGATGCCGCCTCCGGCACGGCTCCACGAGCCGCCCTGGACACGGCCCTTCGGACGTTACGCCTCCAACGAGCGAAGTTAGCAATGCATGGAATACGCAAATAAACAAGGAGTATTGAATTGAACACGCAAGAGATGCGCCGAGAGGCTAACGCCATTCTCGCCCAAGCGGAGACGTCCCTCAAAGACGGTGAAGTTGAGCAGTTTGAGAGGATGATCGCAGACGCAACGACCAAAATGTCAGAGGCCGACAAGATAGATCAGGCAGCGTCCCAGTTGAAGATTCTCCAGGGCGAGTTCAGCCGCCCGACCAATAGCGTACCGATAGCGGACAAGGACGTCGCGGCATACGACGCGACCGACACGGGCGCGATCAATAAAGCGTCCTACAAGCCCAGTGCCTGGGTCAAGGGACTCCCGGCGATGGCGCAGCCGCTATGGGTGCAGGAGCAGATGGGCCACACCCAGAAGGAGGAAGCCCAGTTCCAGACCGACACGTTCGTGAAGTGGCTCCGGTCACCGAGCGACGATGTGTTCTGGAAGACGGCATCGGCAGACGAAGTTAAGGCCATGCAAGAGGAAACAGATGCCGAAGGAGGCTTCTTCGTTCCAGAGCAGTTCATCTCGCAGACGATCCACGACCCAGGAGTCCCAGGTTCGCAGCTTCGGCCTTTGTGCACCGTGATCCGCGTCAGTTCCAAAGACGGCTACGTCCCGACGATGGGGTCGGCGACCTGGGCAGCGATAGCCGAGGAAGCCGCGTACAGCGACCAGACCCCGACCGTGGGGCAGGTTGCTTTCTCGCTGGAGAAGTCCGGCGGCCTGGTCAAGACGACCCGCGAGTTGCTGGAGGACTCAGCGGTCAATCTCCCGGCTCTGCTGACGCAGATATTCCAAGAGTCGGCTGGTCGGTTTGAGGACGTCGGCATCATCAGCGGTAACAACACCACGCAGTACGCTGGGATCATGTCGAATTCAGACGTTGCTTTCTACACGATGGCCGGGTCGACCTCGGTCGTAGTCGCTGACCTCATCGGCACGTTCTACACCCTGGAGGCCCAGCACCGGGCGAACAGTACCTGGGTCATGAAGAGCGCGATCAACAGCCTCATCAACCAGATCCAGGTCACCGGGAACGGCGTCACTGGGATCGCCAACATCACCACCGCTCCGGCGGCGTTCATCCTGGGTCGGCCAGTGGTGGATACCGACGTCACCAGCGGACTGGGTGGGAACATCACCTCCACCGAGAAGATCGCGATCTTCGGAGACTTCAGGCAATACTACATTTTCGATAGAGTCGGATTTACGATAAGGAGGAATGACAGCTTGTACATGGAGAACGACCAGGTAGGCTTCTTCGCTTCACGGCGAGGGGACGGCCAGGTCGGACTAGCCGCAGCGTTCAAGATTCCAAGAGCCGCATAACGTAGCGGCAACAAGTGGGGGCGGGGCTTCGGCCCCGTCCCCTGGTCGGGAGGAGATTTATGCCAAGGGCAAAAAGCCTGGTCAATGTTACGTTCGGTGCCACCGGAGAGGTCTACGAGTTGGGCCGAATTTACGATGTCCCGGCAGAGATTCTCAAGAAATACCCTGACTACTTCAAGAAGAAGGCGGCGAAGCCCAGGAACAAGCAGGCCGAGACTGAGGAGAACAAATAGTGGCGACCCGCCATACCTACGCGACCGCTGACGACCTGCGGGACTACCTGGCAGGGACGAGCTACTCGTCCGGCTGGACGTCCGACGCGGGATCGATCCGTCGCATCCTTGAGGCGGCAAGCCGGCGGATAGACGATTACTGCGGCGGCGGGACGTTCGGGCCGTTGACCGAGACCCGGTACTACGACATCGGAACCGGCAGCCTGCGGCAGTCTCCGCAGTATCAGACCGTCGCAATCACTGATGATATCAAGACCTCGATATCGACTCCCGGCGTCGTGCCGCTGGACGGCTGGATCGTCAGCCCTACCACGGTGACGGCCTACGGTGGAACAGACCGGGCCACCTCGGAGACCTTGACCGAGGGCTACAACGCGGATTTCTGGCTGATGCCGTACAACTCCGCGCCGAAGACGATCCTGAAACTCAACGAGGACACGACGAAGGGCTTCGACGCGGGCCAGCAGACCCTCTCGATCCTCGGCTCCTGGGGTTACACGGCTGATACGGTCAGTGTCACCACCTCTGATGCGATAGGGTCAACGACTGCGACGTCCGCATCGGTAACGTCTGCGACTAATTTAGGCCCAGCGCAGACCATCCTCATCGATTCTGAGCAGCTATATATCACGGCGATTTCGGGCAACACATTAACGCTGGAACGAGGCGTCAACGGATCGACAGCGGCAACTCATAGCGGCGGCGCATCCCTCTACCGGTACGACTATCCCGAATTGGTCGTGCAGGCGTGTCTCGACCTATCGAAGATCGTATTCCGAGATCGCGACCTGGGAGCCGCCACGACTATCGGCTCCGGCGACGCCGCGATCAGCGGTGCAGCCGGGGAGATCAATTCGATCCTGATGACCCTCGACCAGTACCAGGCTACCGGCACCAGCAGCGGGGTGTTCTTCTAATGCCGCCTCCCACTCCGACGACGACGTTCAAGGTCAAGGGGCCGGTATTTGAGACGCCGACCCAGATCAGCCTCGGATTCACCGAGGCGGTCAACCGGGGGCTGCTTGATCTGGTCATTATCGAGGGTAGTAATAAAGTCAAGGAGCAACTGTGGGGGCCAACATCTGCGGAGGCCTATAAGAAATCAACTCCGGCCCAGCGACACGGTGCGAAGTCCCGAACGCTGAAGCGGGCAATTGGCGGCAGCGTTCCAAGAGACGGTATCGGGCAGATTGACGCCGGGGAAAATCAATACGGGGAAAACCTGATCTACTCCAGTTGGGTCGAGGGCATCAGCAGCCGGAATAAGAGGTCGGTCTTCAAGGGCTACGGGATGTTTCAGAAAGCCTATGACCATATCAACAACAACCCGAAGCTGTACGAGGATTACATCGGGGACGCTCTGATCGAGGCGTTCGATTGAGTCGCTCAGGGGCGTTGGCCCAGATCGATACGCTCCTCGCGGCGATCTCCGACCCGGCCTTCGTCGCGGTATATCGCGGGGAGCCGCTGGCGATCTCAGGGTCGCCGGTGCTGGCGTTCTGGCTGACCGGACGCCGGAGCGATTTCGAGACCCTGGGTGATATCGGGTCGCGGGTAACGGTGACAATACGGGCATATTTTAGGATGCAGGATTCGGCAGACGTTCGGGAGAGTATCGAGGAGGAAGTCTGGGACGCGATGTATCAGATCGATAGCCAACTCCGGTCTGACGCCGACCTCGGCGGGAACGTGACCGATTCATCGGTCGGGGCCGCAACAGTCGGCTACCAGAATATGAGCGGCGGGGTGTTCCGAACGGTTACCGTCCCTTACGAGATGGAGCTTTACGGCGAGGTCACGATCACGCCATAGCGTCCCTAGGATGCCCGGAGAGAGACGTTATCAAGGAGGTAGTATATGGCTAAAGTGAACGGGCTGAACGTCCGGCTTTATGTTGAAGGGTATGATCTGTCGGGCGATGCCAATGCTCTGAACGGGCTAGGCTACACGTCCGAGCTTCTCGACGTCACGACGCTCGACGTATCTGCGAAGAAGAGGATCATCGGGATCGTTGACGGGGAGATTAGCGTGGATGCGTTCTTTGACAATGCCTCCTCCCGCCAGCATGCGGTCTGGACATCGAACAGCGGCAAACAGCCGACGGCTGATCAGGAGGTACTCGTCCCGATGGGGTCAGCGGTGGGCGATCCGTGCGTCGGCCTGGTCTCAAAGCAGGGAACCATGACCACGACCCGCGCTCCCGGTTCCGCGATTGCGGCGACAGCGACCTATTCGGCCAATGGCTCTGGCCCTGATTTCGGTGTCATGCTGACTGCCCATGATGACACCCATTCGTCGGCTGGTTCTGGGACGGTAATGGACGGTGGAGCGGCAACGTCAGACGGCGGGGCCGCGTATCTCCAAATCTTCAGCCTTGCTTCTGGCAGCGTCACGGTAAGTGTTCAAGAATCCACATCTAGCGGTGGATCATATACAAACATAGTTAATTTTTCGACTGTCGCTGCTGCTGCCGCCCCGACATCGGAGAGGTTGGTGATGACCGGCACGGTTGCTCGGTATCTGAAGGTCACAACGACGGGGACATTTAGCGACGCGAAGATCGCAGTGGGATTCACGCGACTATAGGAGGTCGGAATCATGGCGAAACAGACAGGCTTGGGCGATTACTTGGCGGTGGACGACTCCGGCGGTACGGCGAGGGATATCTCCAATGACATCGGCGACTATGGGATCAACATCCCACAGGAGTTGGTCGAGACTACCGGCCTCGACAAGTCGGCGCGGGAGCGGATCACGGGAATGTCCGACGGCGACGTGACCTTGAACGGGTTCTTCAACGCGGCGAGTAACAAATCGCACGACGTATTCAAGACCCGCACCGGCACCAGGACGTTCGACCTGCGGATCGGTGGCAACTCCTCATCCAATCCGAAGCTGGCGATGGAGATGCAGGTGGCGAGTTACGCGATTACGCGGGGCGCAGATGGGGCGCTGACCTGGAGCGTAACCTTGAACCTCGCCGATGGCACAGTCCCGGCATGGTCGACGGTCTAGTGGTAGTCCAGAGCAGAAACGGGGTCAAGCCGTTTGTCATCCAGAGGCGACGGGTCAATCTGGTTTTTGAGGAGCCGGAGTATTCCGGTATCCATATCGAGGCACGGCTGGACGTTGATCTGAGGACGTTCCTCGATCTCCAGAGCCTGGCCGGTGCTACGGATTCCAACCCGGATGACCTCCGTGCGGCGTTCTCGATGTTCGGGGACGAGATACTGGCAAGCTGGAACCTGGAGGACGAGGGCGGCAGGGTATTGCCGGCAGATGCGTCGGGGTTCTTGTCGTTGCCTCCATCCCTGGCGACGAAAATCCTGGGCGCGTGGACTGAAGCGGCGACGACGCCGGGGGAAGTCTCAGCCTCGGCATAGCCCGGTGGAAGGCTGTGCGAGGCGGGACGTATCAGGACGGCAGGCCGATCAGCAAGCCGACCGAGCTAGAGATGGCTGAGATCGTCGACGGCATCTGCCAGCGGTATAGCTGCCTGCCGTCGGCGTTGATGGACGAGGATGTTGGAATAATGAGGATGTTGGCAATCGTGGGCGAGGGCAATGTGGAGGAAGAGAAGAGTGGCTAATACAGTCACCATAACGGTCGACGCCGACACGGCGAAGGCCGAGAAGAACGTCAAGGGGATGGGCGGGAAGTTC